CTGCGATTAAAGTAGTTAGAGGTATATTAACAGATAATTTATTTCCGTACATTGAAGTACTTAAAGATGTATTTAGAGTACCTGGATTACAACCATCAGGTAAATATGCTACTGCAGAAGACAATTCTCTTCGTGGCTTAGTTATGTTAATGTATGCTTGGACGAAGATGGGTTTCCGATGTGATGATTTCTTTGAGTATAATTTACCCATTACTTATGGCGATGATGTTTTAGTGGCTTGTAAAGAGGAAAGGTTCAATGCTATATCGTATGCACACTTTGTTAAAGATGTGTATGACATGCCGTTTACTGCCGGCGATAAGACTGAGATTTCAGAATCTTATATAAGTCCGGAGGACATGACCTTTCTTAAACGTTCGTTTAAATATGATTTGCATTTTAAACGTTACGTTGCGTCATTACCTGCTGCCACTTTCATAAAGTCGTTGTCATGGGTGATACCATCCAAACATCTGAGTGAAACAGACCAAGTTTTGCAAAGTTGTAGTTCGATGGTGTGGGAGTATGCGTTTTTCGATTCGTCAACTTTTGACGTTTTTCGGAAAATGATTATGAATGTGTTGGAAGAGTATTATAATATTCCTATAGAATATCTTAAACACAACTTGCCAACATTTAGTAAGGTAGAGTCTATTTTTGAAGGACAATCATTGAATGTCGCAGGAGGGGCGCCAACGGCAACTACTGTTGATCATGATGTCTGGTTTGAATCCTATTTAGGATGCGCCAATTATATTGGTCGGTTGGAACAACACTGCGAGTTTGAACCAGATCGTAGTGCTAATACCCGGTTCGCTAATGTTATGGAAGAAAAGGAGTATGCACCTCCTAAAGCTGTGCTCAAAGAGGATATCACTGATCATCCTCAATTTGCTTTAGTTTTTAATGACCCACGACCATTATGGAAAGTGGTTAGAGATAGAACATTAAAACTAGATCCAGATTACGTAAGACTTATTAAGGATTATTGTAATCAAATAGCGACTGAAAGAGTCGCTGATAAATATTCGATTTATACTGAATCAGGAGAACGTGACAGTGGAATGATTGATGATGAATTTGAGGAAAAAACTGAAAATGTTATTGATATACAAGGAATGATACATGATCAAAGATCAGGTGGTAGATCATATTATCCAGACCCAGGGGTCGGTAACTTGTTAACTTTGGATGATTTTTTCTCTCGTCCCGTTGAGTTGTTGGAGGCAGATTTGGCTTTGGATACTCATGACATCTTATATATTCCGGTTTGGGAACAATATTCTGTTAATCCTACTATTAGAGCTAAATTTCGTAATTATGCCTTTTTTAGAGGAAATCTGAACGTGAGAATTTCTGTCACAGGAAATCCGTTTAGTTACGGCAGACTTTTGGTCTCATATCAGCCATATGACCAGTCCAATGCGACTTTGCAATATTGGGCAGATGCAACTGTTTATGATGTTGGTTTTCGACCATGTTATATGAGTTATTTGAGTCAAGCACCGGGTGCTGTGACTATGGATGTGAAAGCTAATAAATCAGT